TCTGATCCAACAACTGACCTGCATCAGTGCGGACCTTACTAGCTAAGACATCTGTTTGCATTGCCATCTTCCTCTCCTGTAATGGGTAAAGGGGGCTAACGCCCCCCTACGAAATCCTTACGGGACGAGACTGGCGTACAGACCGATGTAAAGCGTGGTGCTGCCGATGAGAACCGGGATGCGACCTGCCTGAACCGATACCGTGCCCGACACCGAACCCGTGGTCAGTTTGGTGCTGCCAATCGTGAGCGTGGTGCAAAGCAGGTTGGTAATGACAGCCGAGTCAGAGGCGACAACGCCAGAGAAACCATTCTGCGAAACAACCGGGCCAGAAAACGTAGTAGTAGCCATTGCAAATACCTCACATGCGAGTCAAGCCTGCCAGTCTGCATGTCGTCAGTCGGGGCTGTCTGGCAAGCGGATTTTTCCCGATAGCGACTATATACACCCAATATCCTTAAAAGGAAAGGGGGGCCGAAGCCCCCCAATCCAGTCCTATCAGGACGAACCGGGCGAACCGAACATACCCAGCGGATCAGACCATCCAAACGAGTAACGCTCGCGGCTCTTATACCGCACGTTCCCGGTGTCGAAGTCTCCATCCATTGAGTTCTGCAACGGCGTACGGACAAAGTGCTTCATGCCGTTCGGAACGTCGGTCGTCAAGAACCAAGCGTTCGTGTCCGTCAGGAAGTGGTTGACCGTATATCCGCCCGGAATCGAACCCATCGCCTTGAGGGCGTTGATGTCGTTGTCAGCGGTCGCAACACGGAGTTCCGTGTCGAGGAGTCGCTTGGCAGTGAACATCAGCGCCGGGGGCACGATGAGTTTGTTGGGCTTTGCCGCGATCAGCAGTCCACGTTCGTCAGTCCAGCCAGCGATCTGAATGACAGCCGCCTCAAGCGAAGTCTCGTTGAGGTCAGAAGCCGTCAGACGGTTGCTGTTGGAGCCGCCCGAAACAAGCGGGTGATCCGCCGCAAACAACGCCTTGCCGTCACCGCCCACATAGGACGAGGAGAAGCCGTTGTTCAGGACAGATGCCGCCTTGACCTGCTTCGTGTACGACATAGCACGAGCGAGCGCCTTCGTATAACGCTTGCTGAGCGAGTCGTACAGGTTGTCTTCAACCGCCTCTTCCGTGATGGAGAAGCCGAGAGCGATGGTCTCGTGGTTGTAACGAGCAGTCCACGCTTCCTGTGCGTTGTCATACGCAATCGCAGCACCTTCGGCCTTCACCGGAGCGGCGCTGAAACCAGAAAGTTTGGTCTCCTCTTCAAAGGAACGCTCGGAGGTCTCAGTCTCGTAGATCTCCTTGTGCTCCTCACCATAGGTCTTGTACTCAAGGCCGAACAGGGCGTTCAAACCCGGAAGGAGTTCCTTGAGCAGTTGTGCGCGTGAAATAGCCATGTCTTAGAACTCCTATTAAACGCCGAGCGGGTTGTAGTAAGAGTGTCCACCAACGATCAGCGAAACGCTCGTCAGATACGGAGCGTTAAACTTCACGATTACCTCGGGGTAATAGGTGGTACCACTTGATACAAACGCCGTGTCTTCGACAACATCAATGATACGCATCGGCAACGAGCGCGTGACCGCAGCCGAACCGACTTCCAGACCCTGCTGAGAGTCGTTCGTAGTCGTGTTCAAGGTGTTTGCCACAAGAGCCACGTTCAAACCAATGCTTGAATACGTGAAACCCGTCGTGGTCGAAACCACGAGCGAAGCCGTCACACCAACAGCCTTGAACAGGGTGTCCGGGTCATCAGCCACGTACGCAATAATGTACGTGCCCGACTTCACCGCCGTGCCCGAAATCCAAGACTGCGAGTAGGTCGGCTGACCCGTCACAGTGGATACAAAGTTACAACCCAAGAACACACCAGCGAAACCACCAGTGGGAGCCGTCGTTGTAGCAGTCGTTACTTTAACGGTGCCATCGGTATCAAACTCAACCGGGTCGCCATAACCAATGCTTGACGCACTGGAAGCAATACGACGCTGGCGAGTTGAACCGGCAAACACCTGCCCACCGATCAAATTGACCGGCTTCAAGCCATACGGCTTGTCAACAGTAGGATATGCCATTGATCACTCCAAAGATAAAAAGTTATTTGCCCTTGCCAAACGAGACCGTAGTCTTCTTCTCACTGAAGAGGGGCATACGCTCATCGTTCAGCCTCATAAAGTTGTTGTCTACCGACTGCAGTTGAGCCTTTGCTTGCTGCGCGTAGTAGTCATCGCGCTGCTTCATCAACTCTTCCGGAGCCTTACACAACAGCAAGCCACCGATCTCAATGTTTCCCTTAAAGCGGGAGTTGGGATCGGACATATGCATCAACTCCGGATGGTCTTCAGCCTTCACAGGCTCCCAACCTTCACGAAGTTTTGCGGAGGTATTCGATGGGTCAGCAGTTCCCATAATACTTGTCCGGATGTAGCGGAACACCCAACCCGGCTGCGGCGTAGGTGCCGGAAGCGTCTGGGGTGGAGTCCAAGTTTTTGTGCGCTGCGTCGATTCTCTATTTTCGACTTCACGATCAAGACGATTGTTAACCATTGTCGTTCTCCAGTTTCATAAGTTCTCGTGCGTACTGCTCGTTGCTCAGACCTAATTTCTTAGCGATAGCAACTTGAGTCGGTGTCAGGCGTACCTGACGAGGCGCGGTTGAACGCGTCACCGGAGCCACCACGTTGGCCTGTTTGGTGCGAGTGGGCTTTTCGGCCTCCCTCGTTTGAGTCGGCTTTTCTTCCTGTTCTACTTCCTCATCGAAGTAGTCAGGGAATCGCTTCCTCATCGTCGAGTCGATCTGGCGATAGTAATCATCGCTACGCAAATCTACTCCAGACCTTTCTAACTTAGCGTGCAGTCCAAGTGCGAGGGCGGTCATTTCCTCGTCTACGCCAAACCAAGGGTTTTTCTGTCTCCATACTTCGGCTTTCGGGTCGATTGCTGGAGCAGAAGCCTGTGGCGCTTGAACTTGTTGAGATGGTTGTACACCCGATTCTTGGGCTTGTAAAGTAGGCTGAAATCTAGAGTATTGCTGCAGCCGAAGTTTGGCATCGGTCAGTGACTCCTGAGCCTCTGCGATCTTTTCGGAATCGCCAGCCTCATAAGCCTGCTTTAGCCTGTCTTTGGCTACACTAAGTTCATTGTTAGCAGCCTTAGTAACTTCTTGGATAAAGGCACGTTCGCCTACACCAAGTCGCTGCTTAAGCTGCCTATTCTCCTCATACTGCTGTTGGGCAAACCGGACGGCTTCCTCTTTCTCACGGGCAGCACGTTCTTTTTCCCGGCGCTCGTCGTGCCAGACTTTCTTCATCTGGGAGAGGCGCTTCTTAACCTTGTCGGAATACTCCTCAAGGTCGTCGTTTTCCAACTCCTCTACTAGGTTTTTAGGTAGCGGCTTACGACCCCTGTCCTCTGGAGGAGTATCGTCTTCAATTTCAATTTCAATATTGCTGCTATCTTCTTGATTTAATTGAGACTTTTCAGTCTCAACCTCGTCAGGAAATTTATATTCATCACGCTCAATAGCCATTATGTTTTACCTCATGCTCTGCGGATTCCACGGGGGTCTTCAACCACCGCTTCCACCGTGTCGTCGTTGATGATGCGGAACTCTCTGCCGTGGATAACCACGCGGGTGCCGGAATAGGGACGGGTAAGGACAAAATCTCCTTCTTTGCACCAAGGGCCGGTGGGGAACCGATCCTTATCTGTGTAACAAAGATCACCCATCTTGATGACGAACAAGACCACAGTGGTCTGCTCTTCAACTCGCTTGGTGTCCTCTGCCTTGATGATGCCACCGTCATATTCTTCTTCCACATGCGGTACTGCACACAGCAGCCGATAGCCTTTTGGCTCTGGCAGGAGTTTGGCTTTCTGAGCCTCTTCCTGTGTCTTCTCTACGTCAATGTTACTCACTCTTCCTCCAGTCGTTTTGCAAGGTCTTTAATGTGATTGCGTGCGAGGTCGAGACCCTGTAACGCCCCGCAAAGTCGTTTGTATTCACCCTCGTCCAACTTGCCTTGGATTAAGGTGTCAATTATTAACATGCGCTCTTCTTGAAGCCTCGTGTCAAGGTATTCCAGAGCGTTTGAGTAAGACATTTACTCCTCCTTCATGCCTTTCGGCGGTCGCAGTGCAGTCCGCATAGCAGCCTCTTTATTCTTGGCAATCTCAACACCAAGTTTCGTACCCTCAAGTTGCTGTTTGTTCTGCTCTTGAGCCTTGTGCTTCTCGATCTCTGCTCCAAGACGAGCCGCGTCAAGTTGTTGACGCCCTGAAATTTCAGCCTCGCGCAGCCGAAGTTCGTCTTCTTTTGCTGCGGCATCAAGCAAGTCTTTTTGCTGTCGAAGACGGAGTTCTTCTTGTTTTGCCTGCGCTTCCATCTGCACCTGCATCTGCTTGGTCTGAGCCTGCATCTGCTTGATTTGCAGATCCATCTGCTGCATCTGAATAAGCGGATCTTGAGCCTGTTGCTGGGCCTGTTGCATCTGCGCTTCGGCCTGATCTTTCTGCAGCAACTTGTCAGCGGCGAGGGCAGAAACTTGGGAAATCTTGACCTCGATATCAGGCGGCAAATCGTATTCGCT